TTTACAATGACGCTTATCTAAATCAAATTATTGACACAGCAGAAACAGTTATTCTGCCAATGCTGGTTACTTTTAAGAGTCCAGTTCAAAAAACAGTTTTACAAGATAATGTTGCCACATTTACAACAGTTGGCGTGCATGAATTTACCGCAGGACAATCAGTAGTAATTACTGGATGCTTGAGTCCGTATAATGGAACTCGCACAGTATTAGATGATAATTTAACAGATACAACTTTTAGTGCAGCAATTACCAATGCAGATGTTATCGAAGCAAATGTAATTCCAAGCGGAGTTGCTACTTTATCTGGAGCATCAACTTATGTTGGAAACGCAGCTGTCGAGTCAGCCGTTTACACAGTTTCAGTAGAAGTTTTTCAAGCAAGACTTGCAGGTGGTGGGCAGATCGAAGGCGTTGATTTTACTAGCACTCCGTTCAGGATGGGGAGAAGTTTATTCAATAAAACGGTGGGGCTCTTAGGTAGTTATATGGATACTGAAGGTATTTGTCAATAATGCCACCATCCACAATTCTTTCATCTGTTAGACAACCACTTGCAACTGCTTTAGCTGGTGTGGCTGGAAATGTTTACAGTTTCGTTCCAGAGTCCGTAATCCCGCCAGCAGTTGTTTTAGTTCCATCATCACCATATCTCGAAATTGAAACTATTGGTAAGTCATCTGTTAGATGTCGAGTCAATATGACAATTACAGCTGCGGTTGCATATAACAGCAATCCAGCATCACTCGATAATATCGAGCAATTAATCATGAGCATTCTGGCAATCATTCCTGCGGGATATATTGTCGGATCGGTCGATAGACCAACAGTTACACAAGTTGGAGCATCAACTTTGTTGATCTCTGATATAAATGTTTCAACCTATTATCAACAAACAACATAAGGAGCGAAAATGCCTACCACCGTTATAACAGGTCGGGATGTTACCTTCACAATCGGCGGTAACAATTTCGATGCACAAGCTACAACTGCAACTCTTACTGGCGAAATGGATCGTCAGACCTATCAGACACTAGACGGAAAAGTCTTTAAGGTAACTGATAACAACTTTACATTTGATGTTGAAATGTTAGCCGACTGGGGCGCAACTGGATCTCTATGCGAGATTTTATGGGGCGTTGCTGAGTCAGCACCAGACACCGGAATCAGCACAGTTATGACAACTGCATCAGGAGCAGTCTTTACTTTCCAAGTATTACCAGTATGGCCATCAGCCGGTGGAACTGCACCAGATGCACAAACAGTTTCTCTTTCATTCCAAGTAATTGGCGTGCCAGCAGAATCTTTTAGCTAAGAAATAAAACGGGAGCAAACAAATGAAACTAGCAATTACAATTACATATAACTCAGGCGAGGAAGCAACTTACACAGCCCAACCGCCTGAGTGGGCTAAGTGGGAGCAAAAGACAGGAAATATTATTAGCCAAGCATCTGAAAAGATCGGTGTTAATGATTTGATGTTTTTAGCTTATCACGCACATAAGCGAGAAGCAGCTGGTAAGGCTGTCAAACCTTATGAAGCATGGATGGAAACTGTCGCCGATATTCAAGTCGGTGATGTGAACCCAAAAGCCATCCAGTAGGAAGCCTTAGTCGGTTATTGGTTCAGTTGTCAATAGCAACTCAAATTCCAATGAGCGAATGGGTAGATGGATCGGATGTTTTAACAGCGTTAGAGATATTGGAGGATAGACACAAATGACAGTTCCTTCAATAGTCTATGATCGCAGAGAATTAGCATCTTTTGCTAAAGTAATTCGAAGTATGGGTGAAATTGCTAAAGATGAAACTGCTAAACGCGTTGGTGCTATTGCTCAAAAAGAATTAGATGAGATTCGTAGAATTGCTTCATCAAGAGGCAAGGTTGCAGATCGTATTGCTCAGGGTGGAAAAGTAGTTAAAACTTCAGTATTGGGTGAAATTAAATTTGGTTTTGCTAGTCAAAGATTTTCAGGTGGCGCAACAACTCAATTTAACACTAGGAATGATCCTAAGGGTCAGCGAAAAGGTATTGGCGCAGCAGCTGAGTTTGGATCTAAGAATTATCCGCAATTCCCAAGATGGAGTGGACCAATGCCTAAAGGCCCGGGATCACGCGGTTGGTTTATTTATCCTACAATTAGACAATTGCAACCAACAATTATTAAAGAATTTGAGGATGTTATACTTGAGATCAAAAAGGAATTTGTAAATGGCAAGTAATAGCAGAACCTTAACTCTTGCATTAGCAGCCGATATTGATGGCTTACGCGATGGTTTAAAACAAGCTGAAAAGGCTGTTGATAAATCCAAAGATCAAATTATAGATTTTGGCAAAAAGGCGGCATTGGCGTTTGCAGCTGTTGGAGCAGCAGCTACCGCATTTGCAGTATCAGCAGTAAAGGCAGCAGCTGAGGATGAAAAGAGTCGCAAGAATTTAGAGCAAGTTATTAGATCAAGCACTAAAGCCACCGAAGATCAAATTTCAGCAATTGATAAATACATAACTAAACAATCTATTGCTACAGCTACAACCGATGATGTTTTAAGACCTGCATTCTCAAGACTTATCAGATCTACTCAAGATGTAACTAAAGCTCAAGATTTATTGACTTTGGCTCAAGAGATCAGCATAGCCACAGGTAAGCCACTAGAGAGCGTCACAAACGCCTTAGGAAGGGCTTATGACGGGTCAAATACCGCTTTGGGTAAGTTAGGTTTAGGAATTGATGCAGCCACACTTAGAACCCAATCTTTCGAGGAAACCACTAATCAGTTACGAGCAACCTATCAAGGGTTTATTGATAATGAAGCTACCAATGCAGAGTTTAAGTTTAGACAATTAACAATCGCTGTCGATGAAACTAAAGAGCAAATTGGAACTGCTTTATTGCCTATTGTTAAAGAATTGGCAGATTACTTCCTAGAAACTGCCGTTCCTTTAATTCAAGCATTTGCTGCTGGATTCTCTGGAGAGGATGGCGTTACCGCTGGCATAACTGAAGCAACTGAAGGTGCATTCCAATTTGGTGAGCAGATTAGATCAACTCTTGAATTTGTAATTAGTATTAGAAAAGAATTAGCAGTATTGGGTGCAATTATTATTGGCGTATTTGTTGCATCTAAGATAGTTGCATTTGTTACTGCAATTATGACTTTAGTTACTGCGATGAAAGCCCTACGAACCGCTGCTGCCGGTGCAGCTGTGGCAACCGCATTTGCTACTGGTGGAACTTCAGTTGGTGCTGCTGCTGCTGCTTTAGCTGCCGTCGCTGCAACTTATGGATTATCACAATTGGCAGGTGGTGGCGATCTAGGTGGAGCAGCCGTTTCAAATTATGCTCCATCAACCGGAAACTTTGGCGGTGGCGGTATGGGTCAGATAACAAACATTACAGTCAATGCAATCGATGGCGAAGGTGCTGCAAGAGCCGTTGCAAAGGTAGTTAATCAATCAGCTGCTCGAAGCGTGCCATTATTTACTGGTAATGGTATTAGACTTCAATGAGTGCTTTTACACCGGACTGGAAACTAACTGTCGGTGGGGTTGATTATACTGACATAGCAATAAGCGACATTCAGCATGAAGCAGGTCGCACAGATATTTACCAACAGCCATCACCATCATATTGCTCAATTACCTTTATTGCATTAAATGGTCAAACCTTACCTTTTGATATTAATGATTCTTTTGATCTACAAATAAAAGATTCAACCGGATCTTATGTAAGTTTATTTGGTGGCGACATTACCGATGTGACTGTTGAGGTCGGTGCTACTGGCTCAGCTGCAACAGTTGTCCAATACACACTTATTGTTATGGGTTCATTAGTTAAGTTAGCCAAAGAAATCTTTAATGACAACATTTCTCAAGATGAAGATGGCAACCAAATCTACGAGATTCTTTCAAGCGTATTGCTTGGAACTTGGAATGATGTGCCAGCAGCTTCAACATGGGCAACTTACAACGCAACTGAAACATGGGCAAATGCAGTCAATCTAGGACTTGGCGAAATAGATCAGCCTGGTCTTTACACCATGAGTTCCCAATCAAATGTAACTAACACCATTTATAATGTTGTTTCGGATATTGCCACTTCAGCATTTGGATATATTTATGAGGACAATGCCGGAAACATAGGTTATGCAGACGCAGACCATAGGCAGAATTATCTTTTAGTTAATGGTTATGTTGAATTAGATGCTCGCCATGCGTTAGGCGCTGGCTTATCTACAATAATGCGTTCAGCAGATGTCAGAAATGACATATACCTAAATTATGGTAGCAATTACAATCAGCAAGTTGATGCCACAGATGCCGCTTCAATTGCCCTATATGGCTACAAAGCCGAAACGATTAACTCTCGAGTTCATGGGGCGACCGATGCTCAAGATATTGCCGATCGATACATAGCCCAAAGAGCCTACCCAATCCCAGCATTTCAATCGATTACATTTCCAATCACTAGCCAAGAAATAGGTAACGCAGATCGGGATGATCTTTTAGCTGTATTTATGGGAATGCCAGTTCATATTCAAAACCTGCCTACTCAAATATCAGGTGGAGATTTTGAGGGTTATGTTGAGGGCTGGTCTTGGAGCACTCGGTTCAATGAACTGTTTCTCACAATCAATGTTTCTCCAGTCGCATTTAGCCAAGTGGCAATGCGTTGGAATACAACTCCAGCCACAGAGGCATGGAACACTTTAAGCCCAAGTTTGACTTGGGAGTACGCTACAATAGTCGCTTAGGAAAAGGATAAAATGGCAACCACTACCAATTACAGCTGGAGCACCCCAGACGATACCGCGCTGGTCAAAGATGGCGCAGCAGCTATTCGTTCACTTGGAACTGCAATTGACAGCACAGTATTTACTAATGCTGGAGCAGCAATTAACAAATCTTTAGTTGATGCTGCTGGAGATTTAATTTATGGAACTGCCGATAACACAGTAGCAAGATTACCAATTGGAACTGCAACACAAATTCTTGCTGTTAATTCTGGCGCTACCGCTCCTGAGTGGGTGGCTGCTCCATCAAGTGGTGGAATGACTTTAATTCAAGAAACTGTTGCGAATGCAAATACTTCAATTGATTTTAATTCAATTCCGGGAACTTCTAAAGATCTTATTTTATACTGGGAAGGACTTCATCATTCAACTATTAGTGATGAATTTACTTTAAGATTCAATTCTGATAGCGGATCAAATTATATTTTGTTTGAAAATTATTACGAGATAACAAGTTGGTCGATTGTTAGAAATGCAGTCACTTATGCTTCTCAAAAAATGTTTGGAGCTGCTGCTACAAGCACAACACCAGCAAATACAGTAAGAGGGTCAATTAGGATTTACAATTATGCTTCAGCCTCTAAAGTTAAATACTATGAGCATACTTATGCTTTTCGGGATAATGGAGCGGGAAGAGATAATTTTGCGATTGCCGCTGGTTATTACAACTCCGCAACTGCAATTACCAGTCTTAACATCGTTAGAACAAATGGCTCAGGCAATTTAACTAATTTGGCTAATACTTCAATTAGATTGGTAGGTGTGTCATAATGAAAAAAATAATTGACTGCACAACAAATGAAATCATTGAGCGTGAGTTAAACAAAACTGAAAAAGATCAACAAAAAATTGATGCTGAGTTAGTTGCTCAACAAAAAACAGAATTAGATGCCAAAGAAGCAGCACGCCAAACGATATTGGAAAAACTTGGTTTAAGTGCTGATGATCTTAAAACTTTACTTGGCTAATGAAGCCTTGGTTATCTAAAGCTGCTGAAACTTTTAGGGATCAGGTAAATGACTGCTTCCCTGATCGCAAGCGCACAGCTGATGGATGGATTGGTGATGCTCGCCATTCAGCCAGA